ACTTGCACTACCGTTTGCATTATAACCGGTGGTATTTCCTGTACCGCTACTCCATGTTAACCAACTAGGTAGTATGTTTGATCTGTTGTGTTTCCACGGATTGCCGTCAACACTACTAGCATCAAACAAATGAGTCAATCCGTTTATTATTGTTTTTGCTCCATTGTGTGCGCCCATTACATATCCCTCACTTTATTCATGATACATACACTCCACAATATTGATTATTTTTAGCATATCCGTAAAATTTTTCAATAGTATCGTCTTCATCAGAATCAAATGTTGCTAAATGATTGTTGTACATGTTAAGATCAGTATCATCTGATATTTGATAAACATTTTCAAAAGCGTACATATCGCTAAAATCAGTAAACGTCCATTTAGCGTGTTTGTTATGGGTTTCAGTTGAACTTAATCTTGTATCATTTTTACTACTCACATACTGATATACTGTAACTTTATCTAAATACTCACGTTGTCCGAGATATTTCCAAAAGTTTAATCCTACCCAGACATTGTAATCTTTTAAATTACCAAGTGTATTAAAATTTGTTACTGCTGTATTTTTTTCACCTGATTTAATGTTTACTTTTTCGATTGCGTCATTCCAGCGTAATAATTCCATACCATTTGTATTATTTTTGTTTGCTAGTACAAGTGCCCAGTTTCTGTTAGATTCGAAGTCACATTCAATCCATGTGTGACAAAAACCAACGGGTGTTCTAATACTGTACCACCCGCTGGTTGTTATGTCTTCAATGTCAACATGACCCGGAGGATTCGGTCTTCCTATTACAGAATATCCTGCACAAAACTGTCTACCGTATGTGGTTGCCATTGGCTATTACTCCTCATACTCCGTATCCCATCTGTCAACATCTTTACGCTCACCGTACACAGTGTAGAAGCAGTTGATTGGTGCATCGCTGCCAACAATAACAGTGTTGTCAACAATATCTTCAACCCAAATATCTTGTTTACCACCTATTGCTGTCAAGTTAACAGTAATAGTATCTTCATGTACAAGACCAGTCCAATAATCAGGTAACTCAATTACATTTGTATCTTTCAGTCTGCCACGTACATATACACCATCTTCTGGACCTTCGAGTGTACCGTGACGTAACTTCATGCCATCTTTGGTTGGGTGATCGATTACAAAGCTCTTGCTTACAGCAGCAAAAGTACCGTTAACTTCTAACATATAGTTAGTACCTGGGCTAGTAGTATCACCTTCTCCAAAGCCAATTCTAGCTGCTTTTGCAACAGTTAGCTCACCATCTGTGGTAAGTGCCATAGCACCTTGAGAATCAGCGTGAGACGAATCACCCCACCAGAAGCCTCTATCATTGGTATTACTCATTTGGAAACTCATAGCATAATCGTTTAGACCGCCATATGTGTATCCTGATTTCATACCAATTGTGTATGTGCCGCTGCTCCAAACACGGATCTTATCACGTGTCTGTGAACCGTTACCGTCTATCAAACCAATGTTATAACGTGTGCTTGCACTAAACAGATCTGGGAATGTACCAGCGTTTAGGTTACTTGCATTTCGGTAGAATGCACTGCTTTCTCCATCTAGCAAGTCTGCATCTAGTCCGCTACCAGAACCGTCGTTACCGCTGGTCCAAACAGTGTATTCTGTGCCATCTGCATTGTGCTTCAAGCCATTTACACCACCTAACAAGTCAATGTAGTCGTCGTGTACATCGTTGTAGATACGCACTCTGTTACCACTGTCAACAAACTGCATGTAAGCTCTACGTGTGCCTGCTTGATACCAACTGATATATGGATTACCTGTTGCACTAGTATCTGCTAAACGAATCATTTCGTCGCCTGCATGACTCATTGTTAGTAGGCCGGTCATTGTATCAGCTTGATCACTGCGTACAAATTGAGTGCTGTTTATACCATCTAGTAAATCTGCATCAACATTTGTAAGTCCACTACCATTACCAGTAAATGTACTTGTACCAATGTTGATGTTACCAAATGTTGTAGTAATTTCACCTGCATCTAGTACACCAGTACCTGTTAAGTTACCATATGTTCCGTCAATACGTGCGTTAGGCACTGTACCACTACTCAAGTTACTTGCATTAAGTTGTGTAAGTGCGCTTCCTGTACCGTTAAAGCTACCGCCGTAAATAGCACCCTGTACACCAAGTCCACCATTTATTCTAACTGCACCAGTAGTTGTACTTGATGCTGCACTTGTATTGGTAAATGTTTTAACACCTGCCATACTTTGGTTACCACCAAGTCTACCACCTGCTACTGTACCACTGCTCAAGTTGCTTGCATTTAGACTGCTTAGTCCACTACCATTACCAGTAAATGTGCTTGTACCAATGTTAATGCTACCAAAGCCGTCAGTTATGCTACCGCTATTTAATGCACCGGTTCCTGTGATACTTGCTTGGTGTTGTGTAATACTCGAAGCAGCAATAGCAGCATCTGGAATAACACTGTTGTTGACTGATGTTATACTAGAAGCATTTACATTTGTTAATCCTGCACCGCTACCAGTAAAGATACTTGTACCAATATTGATGTTTCCAAATCCAGTGTTAATACTACCACTGTTTAGTACACCAGTACCAGTGATATCACCTTGGTGTTGTGTTACGTTACCACTGCTAATACGTGCATTTGCAAATGTACCACTTGTAATTTGGCTTGCAGCAATGTCACCCCAGAAGTTGTCAGCAACAACATCTTTAGCAACACGTATACCACCTGTTAGTTTTACACTTGCTGGGTCATCAGCAAATGTTTCAGTTCTATCAGCATTTGTAGCATCAGTAAATGTTACAAAACTGTTAGCTGCTAGTGTTGTAAATGCACCTGTGCTTGGAGTGACGTTACCAATCGGTGTGTTGTTGATTGCCGGTACTGTAAACGTTCCATCAACATTTAGGTTGCCGTCAACGTCAACATTGTGTCTAAATCTAGTTGTACCAGTTGTTTCGCCAACAACAATACTGGTTGCTGCTTGACCAAATGCAATAGTAGTTGCATTGTCTTTTATTAGGTTAAATGTACCAGTTTCGTCAGTGTCAATTGTTGTACCATTAACATTTAGATTACCGTTAAGTGTGGTTGTAGCATTCCTGATTGTTGCTGTGCCTGTTGCAGCACCGATAGTTATGCCAGTACCAGCGCCGGCAATATTGACAGTTGTGGCTGTAGTATTTACTAGGTTAAATGTACTACTATTTGTAGTAATATCGCCGCCATCTACATTAACATCACCATCTACATCCAAGTTATTGTTGATACTTGTTGTACCTGTTGCAGCACCAATATCAATTGCTGTTGCAGCACCACCAAAGTTAATTGTTGTTGCTGTGGTATCAAACAGTGCCATTGTTGCACTTGCAGCATTAAGTCCTGTTGTAATAGTCGGGCTTGTACCAAATACTAGAGCACCACTACCAGTTTCGTCGCTTATCACTCCTGCAAGTTGCGCACTTGTAGTAGCAGCAAATTGACTTAGATTTCCTCTATTAGCAAGTGTACCACTTGTTGGAAGTGTTAATGCTGTATTACCTGTAGTTGTAAGTGAAAGTGTGTGTGCTCCACTGTGTGTGAAGTTACCGCCTAGTGTAATAGTTTTTGTACCGTTGTTTACACCTGTACCACCGTAAGTTGGGCTAATAATAGTACCTTGCCATACACCTGTGCCAATTGTACCAACACCTGTTAAACTTGAGTTAACAACTGCACCACCGAGTGTTGTAGAACTTAAAACACTTGCTCCGTTGATACGATACGCTTTACCACTTGCAAGTTCAAAGTTTTCACTACTTGTCCAACTATCGGTTGCATTGACCCAATTTATAGTTTTATCTGTAGCACCTTTTAGTGTAATACCGCCTCCGTCTGCTGTTGCATCGCTTGGTGTTGTTACATTACCAAGCTCAATATTTTTGTCTTCAACTGCTAATGTTGCTGTATCAATTGTAGTTGTAGTACCGTTTACTGTTAAATCACCTGTAACAACCAAGTTACCTGCAATATCAGTGTTACCTGTTGTAAATGCAACATTAAATTTGTTAAGACCGTCGCCAAACGCTAGATCACCTGTTGCACCAATTTGCATACGCTGAGTGCCTGCTGTGTAGAAATCTAATTGATCGTTATCAGTTCCTGCACTGGATTCAGCTTCGATTTTAGTATCTTGGTCAACGTCTTTAACACCGCCTAAGCTACCCCAGTTTGCTCCGTCATAGCCTTCAAATGTACTATCAGTTGTGTTATAACGTATTTGACCTTGTGCTTCACCTGTTGCTACACCAGCTTCACCCGGACGTTGGGCTGATGTTCCAACTGGTACTTTTAATCCTGCTGTGCCTGTTAAGTTTACATAACCTGGAATAATTACATCACCGTCGGTGTTGATTGTCATTCTTGTTGTATATGTTTGCTCAATATCGCCTGCCGTACCAGTATCACCTGTTTGAATAATTACACTGCCGCCTGTTGCACTACCGGTACTTAAACCGCCTGCAAGTGTTAAATCGCCGCCTGCGATATTATTACCAATACCGCTTTCGCCTTTGATTACAGCATCAACTGGAGATGCACTTGCTTCTGCGCTACCCAGTATAACATTTCTGTTTCTCAACAATAGTGTATTATCTCTAACAATTGTACCGTTTTGTGTTATAGCTGGATCTGCACTAACGTTTGCATCAACTCTTACTGTAAATGATGTTGCAGTTTCACTTGCACCTAGAACTGGCCACGTACCATCAACATTTGTAATGCCGCTGCCGTTTATAGTTACAGTGTCGCCTGCACGGATACCTAATGTTAAAGGAGTAGTTGTGAAAGTAATATTTGTACTTGTAAGTATACTACCAGTTAAATCATTGCTTATGAACACTTCGCCTGCATCGGTAACACCTGTAACAGTTGTATTAGCTGGAATGTTTCCGCTACCTGTTACTAGCATACCAAACAAAATGTTTGATGTATCAGCAAATAGAATTACATTTTCGCCATTTGCACTTGCCGCATTTGTTTGTCTTGCTATACTGTTTAGATTGACAGTAACATCCTGGCTAGTTGCTGCTTCATAACTAATAACATTTGCACTAATATCTCTACCAGTGCTCGAAGCACCTATTTTAACATTTTCAGCGGCGCCGCCTATTTCAAGAGAAGTAACATTTGTATTGTACACTTGTCCAAGACCTGTGCTGCTAGATGTTAAGTTTGCACTTCCAACGTCCAAGCCTTCTGCAAGATCAAGTGCTGTACCCCATTCTGGAGTTGTTCCATTAGATTTTAAGAAACTATTGTTTCTACCTATTTCTAATCTATTTAAACTACCTGCTGATTGTGCATAAAGTATATCGCCTACTGCGTATGTACTAATGTTAGTACCGCCTCTGTTTACCGGAACTAAACTGGTTAAGTTTGCTGGGTTGAGGAAATATGCACTATCTAAACTATCAAGTGTACCAGCATCAACGACACCGTCTTTAATAAACACTTCGCCTGATCCGTTTGTGTTAACATCAAATTGTTGTTGTATAAATCTTGCAACACCTAACGTTGAGAAAGTTCCAAGTGGATCATAATCAACATTGCTAATACCAATGTTTACAGGATCTCCATAGAATTCTCCGCCTAAACTAGAACCTGTAAGTGTAATCGGGTTGTCAGTTGTGTTTGCTTTTTTCAAACTTTGTACAACAGTCTGATAGCTACTATCACCTCTTAAGAATGTATCAGTGTTGGCAACACCAGAACTTGCAAGTCTACTAGGACTAATCGTACCTGAAATAATATTTGTAGCATCGATATTAGTAACTGCTAGTGTGTTCCAGTTTGCTTTTATTCTACTAGAAGTGTTTATCACTGCTGATACTTGAACATTGTTTGGTATAATTTCTGCACTACCTACACCTGCTCCGTCAATATCTTTAGCATTTGTTACTAGTCCATTTATACTTGCTAGTGCATCAGATCTAAGTTCGTGTATTGTAAAACTATTATCAGTAACACTGCCTACAAAGAATCTACTACCAGTTGCTATAGGATCTCCGGCAACACTGAATAGCTCGTTAGCAGTAGATCCATCACTTAATGTTTCAATTCTAATAGCATCGCCAGTTGTCAAACCATGTGCTAATACTGTTAAACTATTGTCAACTTGGTTTACCACTCTACGTGTAATATTATGGTTGTTGTTTGCAGGAGTAGTTAAAAATTCTACTTGATTTAACAAACTAAAATCTTCATACAACTCTACAGTGCTATTGTCAATTCTTTTTGTATAATAAACTTGACCGTTTATTAATCCACCTATAGCAACATTTCCTAATGTGTTATAAACAACAGGGTCTCCATTGCCAAACACGTGATTTGCTATGGTAATTCTGTATGTAGTATAGTCAACAGCACCGCCACCACCAGTTGTACCTGCAAGGAAGTTTTTAGATTCTTCGTCATCTAAGTTAATAAATTTAGCATTTTGTACTGCTGAATTATCTTCAACAAAGTCAATACTTGTTGCACTAGCGACAAATAATTCACCACCTAGAATATTTACATATGCACGTTTTTCTATAGAAGAAACGTCAATTTCAAAGCCACTACCTGTTCCGCCTATTGAACTTGCAAGTGTCGATAATGTATCTCCAACAGCGTATCCAGTACCACCTGTTTTGATATCAACGTCAGTAACTTGTCCTGCTGTGACAGTAATATCAGCTGTTGCTCCAGAACCAGAACCTGATACATTTGTTAGTGCAACATTTTCGTAAACTAACGTTCCGCCTGTAGGAGTATACAAACTACCGCCGGTAATGTTACCATTGTCTACGTTTGTTAAAACACCATAACGAACTTCGCTTACAGCACCTTGAGCATTACCATCAGCACTTGTTACAATAGTTCTAGCAGTACCGCTATCTCCTGTGCTCGATACATCGCTACCTGTATTTGCAATTGTAAATGTAGTCGACGAAGGAACACTTAATATTTTACCATTAACTGTAAATGTTGTATCTCCTTCGACAACAACTTGAACATTATTATCTATTTGGAAATTATGAGCACCACTAGTAGTAATTGTAGCAACATTACTACTTCTTGCAATGTTAGTAATAGTTTGACTTGTAAATGTGTAATCGTCATCTGGATCAAGCACAAGGTATTGACTTGAAATACTTGAACGTAAAAAGAAGTTGTCAATAATATCGGAACTACTTCCTTTTGAATCAACGGTTAAACCAGAGTCAACACCGTTGATATAAATTGTACCGGCACTTACTTCCCAAGGATCAGCAGTACTATCTGCTGTTTCATCCCAACGCTCTCCTTGCGAAGCAACTAGAATATTACCACTATTATCGTAACTACCTTTTGCATATGCAATAGCTCCCTCAACTCCTGGTTGGGTAATCACATCGCCGTCGTTTGCTGTTATATTACCACTAAGTGTAAGTTCAACTTGCTGATAGTTTTCAGTAGCAATGTCACCAGCTTTTAGATCAGCTGCTGGAATATTATCTACTTGTTCTAGTCTAGACAGATAACCATTTGTGTTTGTGTTTGTAAACTGACGTGTAGCAGGAATCAAGTCTGCATTCAACTGACCGTTTGTGTTCAACTGAACAATAGCACCCGGAACAGCCGCAGTAGACACAGTTTTGTCAACAAAGCCACCTAGCCTGTTACTAATAAAACTTCTTACTGCTAACTGTGTAGAAAGTCTAGCATCACTAGGACCGCCGATTTCATCGTCACCCAAGTTAACACTGGTTGAAATTTCTTCAATAGCAACATCTGACAAGCTCAGTCTCAATGCGTCAAGTTCGTCCACCTGCACTTTGTTTCTAAATGTAATGTTACCAGTTCTGTTGAACGCTGTAATAAAGTCACCAACCTTAAAGTCACCAAGTTCGTTTGTACCTGATGAGTAGCAACGACCTGGTAATTCTTCAAACTGTTCATATTCTTCTCTTGTGTTACCACCGTTTTGTGGAAGTGCATTATAGTCTGTACCAGAACCTGCATATTCCCAAGTGTGTGCAGATGAGTTAACAACCGATGGTCGGTGGAACCATACTGATTTTTCTGGTAAGTTACTTAGGTTTGTTAGACTACTTGTACCGTCTGTAGCAGTAACGGTAAATGTAGCAGTACCTAAATCTCTAACTGCACTAACTTCGTTTACACCAATACTTGTGTTAGGTGAACCAGCATGATCGCTGGTAATTGTACTAGTTGCATCAAATTGAATACGTAACGTGCTTGATCCAACTGTAACTTGTTCTACACTAACAATAAGTTTTCTTTCTATAGGTGTCCAACTGTGTACAATAGCAGCATTATTGTTTACTCCTGTTGTACCTGTAATCTGTCTACCTGGAACAAATTCGTAACTTTCAGACCCTGATTCAAGTATTAACTGTTGATAAGTTGTATGACTGCTTAAAATTTCTTCTACAAAAAACTCTATAATATTTGATAAGAATTTATGCGTTCCGCTATTATTAAAGCCGGTAAACAATACAACATCGAATTCCAAACTATCATCAAATGCTAAAGTAAATTCATTCTCATCGATTAGTTTGATGTAGTATGTTTGTTCTGGATCTAAACCGCCAATTGGTGTGTTTCCGTCTGGATCGTATATAACTTTTTGTCCATTTGTGTATCCATGTCCTGTGATTGTAAAGATACTTGTGCCAGCATTAACATCTGCACTTGCATCAAAAGTTTGCTCAGTTGGTGCTGGTTTATATGAGTTTGTTACATCACCTTCTGAACTAACCTCAGTGTATGACGGAATATCGCCAGGATCTCTAATTGCTTCTTTTACAATTTCAAATCTTGAATCTACAAAGTCTTCGATTGCTAGTGTAACACCTGTTAGTCCACTTATTGCTGTGTTTGCTAACTCACTTGCTTTTTCAACAGCAGCAATAGTTTGACGTTCTTGTCCACTAATTTGACTTCTAGTACTATCTGCTAAGTTGTTAGTATAGTAAGACAAGCCTGCGGCACGTGTGTATCTATTACCAGTATCCCAAGTATCTTGTGCAACAGCTTCAACAATTAGTCTTGTATCTCTACGACATTTTTCAATGTCGTATGTAAAGTTGTACCAGATAGCTGGTGCAATTTGTTCTTCTATGTATTCGTTTACATTTTGAGCAATATTAATTCTTGTTGTGTAATCAAGTAAGTTATAATTATCCTGTAAACTTTGTGTTGTCCAAGAAATATCTGGATAATCTTGTTCAAGTTCACTTATTGTTGCATCGCCATCTGCATCAATATAATCTATAATTTCTTGCACTAGAGATTCTGCTTTTGTTGCAGCAGCTGAAGAACCAGCAGTGCCACTTGTGTCTTGCACTTCTGTTGTACCACTTGAAGTTGTAACAGCAGTTTCTAGTATAACTTCGCCAATTACTGTTTTGAGTCTGCCATAAGCAGCAATAGTTTCTTCTTTTTTACCAGAACCATATTGTGCTACTGTACCGACAAAGTACGCCAATGCAGCGTCATATGTTTGTAAGTTTCCGCCATATGTTAAGTCATAAATCAAGGCGTCGATAATCAATCCAATATCTTCTTGACATTTCGCAGAATTGTAAGCAAAATTAGTTGCAAATGGTGAAGTGCCTGCCGAAACTTGATCAGCTATCCAAGCAGTAACTTCATCTTGGACAAATGCTTTGTTTGCAATTAATTGTTGTACTGCATTTGCGTAACCTGCGTCACTAGCATTATTTGATCCGCCTGTTGGTGTTGGGAAACTGTATGCATCAGCAGCACCTTCGCCGTTTTGTACAATATCTATAATTTCGTCCCATAGGGCATTTACACGAGCTATAAATGTACTATCTCCAAGATAATCATCAGTAATACTTTTAGCATATGTAAATGCTTCAACGTGTTGATCACGTTGATCTGGTAATGTATCAAATGTACCATTATAGTAGCGTAAACCCGCACTTACACTTCTGTAATTACTGTTAAACACAGCATCTTGTCTTATTGCATTTAGTAAAAGATTGACATCACGTTTACATTTTTCTACATTGTAATCAAATCCTGCCCAAATACTAGGAGTTGCAGCGGCTATTTGCGCTTGAATCCAAGTTACTGTGTCATCAGCAATAGTATTTTTCTCAGCTATTAATGTATCGTATGCTGTTCTATATCCAGGTTCTCTAAAACGTAAAACAAATTCTTCAACAGGAGTATCACGATTAATACCCACAATTGTAAGTGTTTGTTTACCTTCACTTTGACCTGTAGCAGTAACACTAGCACGGTCAAATTCAAATGCTTTAGGTGAATAACCACTTGAACGTAGCGCATACAAACCAAAGTTTGTTGCAGAGTTAGTAATTGAGCAATATCCGCCTGATTGTGTATAAACACCGTTGAGTAGGAAAATTTGGAAACAGCTAACGATCTGTGCATAAGCATCGTTAAGTAGTCGCCAACCTGTACCACCAAACGAAAGCATGGTGTATGCGTTAGCAACCATCGATTTACCTTGTTCAGGTACAGCACCAATAGCTGGATTCTCTGCTTCAATTGGAAAATCAGGAACGTTAGGCGATTCAACTAATGCACCATCAATTTTAGCACCACTACCACCTAAGAAAGAAATAATCGAGCAGTTTTGTGTATATGGAGATGTAAAAATTCTTGGTCTTGAGTCTGGCAGGTTTGTATATTCTGCACGGTCGGTAACGTCAGTTGCAAAAGGATCATCAAACACTGTTGCATAATCCCAAGTAATAACAGGAATTCCGTTAGCATCAATACCGTCGCGGAAAGTAAATTCACCAAAGTAACAAGCGTTACGAACACGGAACATGTCCAAGTTAGCATTCGCAGGACGCACAATACATCCACGCAAACCGTCGCCTTTTACAACAACATTGTCTGGAATAATAACAGGGTTGTCTTCTGTATAGTCGCCAACAGCAACTTTTACGTTTACCCTTGTGCCAGAAAGTGTACCGTCTGCATTATAAACAATAGCAGATGCTAATTTACAAGCACGTTTAATTGTTTTAACTGGAGCACTCTGTCCATCGTTAGCATCGTCGCCTTGTTCTTCGGAAACGTATATAACATTACCGCCAAAAATATCAGGATCAGTAAAACTTAGATTACCTTGCCCATCTGTTTTGAGTAGCTGACCTATTGTACCTGTAACTGGAGGCAAAGTTAAGGTATATCCGTCTGCTAGTGTATCTGGTGATTTAATACTAACACCGTCATCGCCAGATGCTGTTAATTCTTTAAATGTAAGCGTATTTGCATCTTCGATATTAACTCTATCTTTTAAATTAATATCAGTGTCATTGATAATCATACGTTCTGTGTTATTTACAGTTACAGTAACTTGAGCCTGATCAGCAGCTCCTAAATCATCAACTTTAACTTCTGAATCGCCTTCAAAAATTCTTTTGGTAATATCTTGAACAGTGTTATCATCACGCAATAGGTATACTTTACCATCGGCTGTATTGATTGCTAATTCACCTGATTCTAATTGAGAAACTATTGGCTGTTTGCCAGCCACAGCACTACGCTTGTGTCTAATTGTTGTTGCCATTCGGCATGCCTCCTATTTAGGTACGGGTCAAGTCTATATAGACGCCCAAAACTACACGATAGAAATCGCTGTACAGTTATTTATCATAGGAGAAAAGTAGTAGCTTAATTAAAAGCTACCACCGTCGATTGTATCTGTCCAAACCGGAGTTGCATCAACATCACTAGTTACAGTAAGTAATTGGAAACTTGTACTTGCATCGCTAGTACCAGCTGCATCTGTAACTTGTACTGGATTTGCAGTATCACCATAAAGTATACCATTTTCAGTAAATGTACTTACACCTGTACCACCGTATTGTACTTCAAGATCGTTATTGGTTAGTACCAGTGTTCCATCTACTGTTAAGTCTTCATTTACAGTAACACTTTGATCAAATGTTGTTAAGCCGCCCGATGCGCCGATTGCAATTGTAGTTGCTGCACCGCCAAAATTAACAGTTGTAGCAGTTGTGTTTAACAAGTTAAATGTTGTTTGATCAGTGCTTAGTGTATCATTATTGATTGCAACATCAGTAGTAAATGTAGAAACTGTTTCACTTAAACGTAATTTTTCAACATCAGCAGCACCACTTATCATTGTGCGGAAGACCATGTCAAAGTCTTCTTGTCCGCTTGTTACATCAGTAGCAACAACATCAATTACACCAATGTTTTCAAAGTTACTATTTCCTGTTTCAAACTCAAATTTAAGACCAGTACCACCACCTGCTCCAGGTGAACCACCGTCATTATGATGAGCAAGTGTTATTGGATAAATGATGTTTGTTGCATCTCCAGCGGCTGCGTTATTGAATATTTTTGCTGTATTTTGTAATTCAATAGTATCTGCAGGAATAATAATAGCATCTGTTTGTAAATCAGTTAACTGTAAGTTTCCGTCATTATTGCCACTTATAAATCCTTGTACATGCAAGTTTTCTGCAATGCCAACGCCACCTGCTACTACTAATGCTCCTGTTTGATAATCTGTGCTTGTTGTAGTTGCGTTAAGTGTTACTGTTAAAACTGTACTATCAAACGAAGATGCAGCATTTTCAATTATAAAACGTTGAGCGTCATTTGTAAAGAATTTTAATTGATCGTTGTCAGTACCTGGTGAATCTTCAGGACTAATATAAGTGTCTTGATCAACGTCTTTCACACCGCCTAATGATCCCCACGCAGTACCGTCATATCCTTCAAATGTGCTATCAGTTGTGTTGTAACGAATTTGACCTTGTACTTCTGTAGGTCTTTCTAGTGTTGTACCGACTGGAATCTGTAATGCACTTGTACTGTCAATAATAACATCTTCTACATTAATAGTCATTGTGCCTGTAGCAGCACCCATATTAATTGTTGTAGCTGCGCCAAATGCGTTTATAGTAGTAGCATTTGTATTAAAGACGTTAAATGTACCTGTTTCGTCAGTTATAATATTTGTACCGTTTACTTCTACATCTCTGTCAGCAATTAAATCCCTGTCTGCAACAACATCTTGTCCAGCGTGTATGTTAACTAGTGAAGATATTCCACCTGTTACTTGTAATGCGCCTGTAGAATTGTCAGTAGCAGCGTCAGAATTTAACAACACTAAATTAGCTATTTGTCCAATTTCTACTTTTTCAGCGCCGTCGGTTGTGTTGATACTTATATAGTCTTCAATGTTTTCGTGTAGTCTAAATGCGTCAACAGTATCATCCGGAAGATCAATATCTGTAATACCATTTATATCAATTGTATCTTCTGCTCTATCACTACCTAAACGTGTATCTCCGTTTACATTCAAACTCAATTGAACATATAAATCTTCACCAATACCTACACCACCATCTACAACAAGAGCACCTGTAGTAGGACTTGTACTACCGCTATCATTTTGAATTTCAACTTTTGGTTGTTCACCAAATGTAAATTTTTCTTCGCCCTCACGTGTATTAATACTTACATAGTCTTCTGTGCCAACACTAATACTGTATGCTTGTAGACTTTCTTGTGGAATAGTTAGTTCAACGTCTCCTGTAAATGTAATATTTCCATTTACTGTAAGCGTACCTTCAACTAACAAATCTGGATTAATTGTAACTAAACCTGTTGCAGAACCTACATTTATAACGGTTGCTTCACCACCAAAGTTAATTGTTTCTGCTGTTGTGTTTAAGAGGTTGAAGCTATCAACATTTGTAGATAACACATCACCGTCGACATCTAAATTACCATCAAGTATCAAGTTTCCTGTTACAGTACCGCCTGTTAGTTTATTAAGATATCTATTTTCAACGTATGTTGTTACAGCTGATTGTGTTGGAGCAGTGTTAATATCTACTAAACCGTTACTTGCTGTTAAGTTAGGATTGTTACTTACTTCTTTCAGTTCTACACCAACTGGAATACCATCTCTAATAAATGGTCCTACACTGGTTAAACCTTGTAAGTCAATTTCATTAGCGTTAAGTGTAATAGCACCTGTAAGTGCGTTAACTGCAAAGAAATTACCAACTCTAAAGTTACCAATTTGGTCAACAGTACCACCTGCAAATACTTTACCTTGACCTACTTCGATAATTTCTTGCGTGGCAATCGGAGATCCGCCAAAGAATGGAAGTGCGTTATATGTAATACCTGCGCCAACATATTCAAATGCGTGACCTGATGTTGAAATTGTACTAACATTGTAAAGCTGTCCAAGTGTGTCGTTTTGGATAGTAATCAAACCTGGTGATATAATAATATCATATGTACCACCATATGTTGCGTTGATTTGTTTTATTGCTTCGTCAACAATATTTTCTGTGTTACGTAAAATCATTTCACGTTCTATATTGTATGTACTATTACCCAACGAATAATCGTGATTTACTTCACTCCATCCTGTTGTATAACCTTCTTCAATAGATTGAGCTATTCTATCAATTAATAATTCTACAGTTTGTCCAGCAGCTAGAGTACCGTCTGGTATACTTACATCTTGCGTTAAAGAGTTGCCTGGACTTTTTGTAATAGGATTATTTTGTGCAATTTCTTTTAGAATGTCGCCTAGATATCTATAAGTTAATTCAGTAATTGATTCTTGACCTTCAATTACAGCATTATTGTAGTATGCTAATCCTGCACGTCTAGTTTGTTTGTTACCTCCGTACATCAGATCATAGACTACTGCATCTATAATGTATTTTGTATCTCTTTCACAAACATCAACTTTATAATCAAAATCAACAATACTATCAAATATAAAGTCTGTTACTTGACCTTGAATAGTTGCTTTTGCAGCTAATAGTTGTGCTGCTGCATTTTGTTGAACTGTGTTTAACCAACTAAAGTTAGGTTGAATTTCACCAGGTGTGCCACTTAAAGTTTGATTCGTTACAGCATCTTCGATAATTTGCAACAAATTCTCTGCTGAGTTTGCTTCTGTAAGTGTACCATAATTTCCATTTAAACTCTGAGATTCACCGTTTCCTGTACTCGGAGTAACTGCAACACCTTGTATAACATCAGCAACCACATCTGCTAAGTGTGCATATGCAGCACCAGTTATAGCCGCTTGCTCAGTTGGTAAGTATTTGTTGATCCTAAGAAATATGCTCTTGTTGCAATGAGTATTGCAATGTTACCTGTATACAATAAATCATGACATAATGCATCAATAATATATCTTGTATCTCTTTCACATTTTTCTTGATTATATGAGAATCCATTGTATGTAGTGTTAATATAGCTAATAGTATCTGTTTGTAATGTAGACTTTAGATCTACAAAATCTTGTCTAGCAGCTAATACACCTGCATCAACCCATGCAGTTGACGGCGAAGATATTGCTGGAAGAGTATCAGTTCCATATTCAATACAATCCTCTACAATTTGAACTAATGATTCTAAATCGCTAACTTCAGTTGCACTTGAATTGCTACCGCTTGTATCTTGTGTTTCTGCATTTCCAGTTTGCGCTGTTATTGCGTTGCCTAATAAAATATCTTCAATTAAACTTTGCAAGTGGTTAAAACCAGCTGCTGTTTCTACTTGCTGTCCACTAACTTGTGTTACTGCATTTTCAAAATATGCGCTTGCTGCTTTTCTTGTTGCTGTATTTCCGCCATAAACAATATCATATGTTAATGCATCAACAACATATCTAACATCTCTTTCACATTTTGTTTGATTGAATGTTAAACTTGGATAGTTGTTTACAATATAGGCTCCTACGTCAGCAGCTAAAAAGTCTCTGTTATTTTGCAGTCTATCTCTAGCTGCTGTAATTGTTGCTGCTGCTCCTGTTGGTATAGGAAACGTTAATGCGTCTGCGGCTGTATCTGTACTTACAACACCGTTTTGAATAATATCTATAATTTCATCAAAAGCAGCATCACTTCTAAGAACTGCTGTAGCATCAGCAGTCATAATGTTAGACGCTCTGCCTTTTAGATATGTAATTGCGCCCACTGTTTGTGTAGATTGATCGCTTTGTACATAAGAGCTTCCTGCTCTTTGATATGATAAACCTGCTGTAACTGCATTATAATTTGTACCAAACGCAACGTCAGCTGATACTGCATCGATTATTAATCCTGTGTCTCTTGAGCATTTGTCGTCATCATAAACAAATAAAGTGCCACTACCGTTATCATAAACGTTATTAATATATGCAGTAACTTCCTTTGTTAAAAATTCTCTGTTGTTAATTACTTGTTCAACTGCATCAATTAAATCTTGTGATGCAGGACCAGGACTTTCAAAAACTCTACCTTCACTAGGAATTTCATCATATTCGATTACTTGTAATACATCTTCCCAACGAGCTTCTACTTGATCTTTTATAAAACTGTCTAACTCTACCGCTGCTACACTAAGTTCTTTTGCTTTACGTAAAGCCATAATTGTTGCAGGTTTTTGTTGTTCAGTAAAGTAAGCTGTATTTGCTCTATAATATGCTTGTCCTGCTGTTAAACTGTTGTGGTTAGTGCCTAATTGCGCATCTCTATAAACAGCATCAATTATTAAACCAACATCTCTTTCGCATTTTGTTCTATCAAATGTTTGATTAGGAAATGTTTGTAAAAGGTATGAATTTGTTGCACTTATTATACTTGTACTATTGTTTAATATATCATTTGCAGCATTTTGTTTTACACTTGTTTCAGTATCATATGTTGGATAAGAAATAAGAGGCAATCTACTTGTTGTATTTTCCGCAACCATGTCTTCAATGTTAAACAACAAGGAATCTAGTGCATCTGCTTCAATACTTGTAGCTGCTGCATTACTAAAATCTTGCGTTTCGGTTGCGCCTGGTGATTGAACTACAACTTGTTCTCTAACAACAGATTTAATTACTGCTCTCATTCGTGCAAAGCCATCTGCAATACGGGTTCTATTAATAGCAGTATAGTCGTCTATTTTTCTTCTAGCGTAATATCTAAATCCTTCACGCACTACGCCACTGTTACCTGTGTACAAAATATCATAAGTTAAAGCATCTACAATTTTTTCAAAATCTGCATAAAAATTATCTTCATCTACTGACGTCCAAGTATCAGTAAGTGTAGGGTGTTCGCTTTTCATATAAGCAATAAATTCATCTGCTAAAAATGCTTTGTTTGCTTGTATTTGATTTTTTGCGTCTCTTCTATTTGCTTCAACTCCGGTATGATCAGGATAATCAATAGTAATACCTGCACTATCGCCATCATCAAAAATATTGATATATGTATTAAATGCTTCATTTGTTGTTTGCAACATTGTATTGTCAGCTTGTACTTGTGTAAGTTGTAATGCTCTGTTTTGTACATCTTGCCATGCTGCTAAGTATAGACTTTTTTGTGTATCTCTAACTACATACTCTTGTGCATCTCTTACAACATGGTAATTACTTCCTAAAGCACAATAATATGCTGTGGCTTTTAACAAGTTATTTGCATCTGTTTCAAATTGCGGAACATTGTAACTTAATTCAGTAAACTGATTTCTAATATATTCGGTAATTTCTTCAACAATAAAATCTTTATTTGCTACAATATTATCTTTTGCTCTACGTACACCAATGTCAACAGTTGATAAATCATTATACACAATATCTGGTGCAGCACTACTGTCTTCGTTTCTTAAGAAATTAGTTATAATAGCAAATTTTTCAGTTATTAGAGTTTGCACTGCTACGTTTTGTGTAAGTGCTATCATTTCGTCTCTTGCAACGTTGATACCAAATATTGTAGGTTCTAATTGATCATTAAGAACTTTACCCGATCTTGCACGTAAATAACTTCTACCTGCTGCAATACTTTGGTAATTTGTACCTAAAACAATATCACCTATTACAGCATCAATAATAAATCTTGTGTCTCTTTTACAAACTTCTTCATCGTAAAAGAACGGTGGTGTAATTTGTCTTGATTCTGTAATGTAATAAAATGTATTGTCGTTTAAGAATTGTGCAATACTACCAACCTGTGGTTTATCTCTCAAGCTACCTATTCTAATCAAACTATTTGTTGATAAGTTAATAGTTCCTTCTGCACGTATTTGCGGATCACCTCCTACAAATTGGACAGCAGGCACTCTTTCGTATCCTGATCCTTGATCAATTATTGTTACACCTGCAATGTTACCTGTAGTTGCATCTAATACTGCGGTTGCTGTTGCTTGTGTACCACCTGCTCCAGTAGGAGCATCAATTACAACAGCAGGAGTGTTTACATATCCAACACCCGGACTTGTAACTGTAATACTTGCAACACTTGAATAATAATCTTGAACTGGTCTTGCACTTGTATAACTTGTTGGATAATAACCATCTGCTACACAACCAAAATCGCCAAAGTCACTAACAGAGTTTGAAATACTTAGATAACCACCTCTTGTAGTTTTGAATCCTGTTGTACAGAAAACTGTAAAGCAACTAACAATCTGCGTATATCCAAAGTTTGTAATTTCAAAACCAGGTCCGCCTTGAGCAATTTGAGTAAATGCGTCAGCAACAAATGACTTAACTAAAGATGCAGGATTATATAAATCTCCATCAACTAGCATACCGCCGCCGCCACCTTCTAAGTCTACTTGTTTTTCATAAGGAATAGCTGGATTGTCTTCGATCAATATTGGTCTGGCGCCTGGTGCTATACCTTCAATTTGTACAGTTTCAAATGGCACAAATTCAGTACCATCATTTAACCAAGGACCGTTCATGTTTGTACAGTTTTGCACATATGGCGAAGTTGTACACAATGTTCCTGGTCTAATACTTGCACACCACGCTGGAGCTCTCAAAGCTCTAAATGTCATTTGATATAGATAACATCCGTTACCCATTAAAAAGAAATTTTGAGTTGGATTATTTGGAAAAACTCTTGTATTACGCAGTTCGCCTGTGCCAGATATTGTAACAAAATCGGGCATAGAAATTGGATTATCTTCATAGTAGTCACCAGGAGCAACCATAATTGTAGTTCCTGGTACGGCAACTGCTACTGCTGCTTTTATAGTGCGCTTTGCACCATCAGGGCCCATACTACGGCCATCGTTACTATCGTTACCGTCTTGATTCACATAAAGAACATCAGTTACTTCTGGACCGCTTATGTTTCCTGTAACTGTAACTGTAGCGTCAATAGCCAACTTTCCACTTGGTGGGTTTATTTCAACATCACCATTAGATTTAAGGATTACCGACTGATCGTTAATCTTTCTTTCGTGAATTTTTTGACCCTTAAAATATTCCATGTTTTAAACTTCCAAATAACTTAATGTAACACTTAAATTGGTAGGTGCAGCACCTACCATAATTATCCTATCACCTTCTTCTAATACCAGTCTTTCGACATTAAACGTAAATGTTTCTGCCGAAGGCACTGACAAATCATTTAGCACTTGATTGTCGTCACCTTTTGCATCACCGTCTACAACAACATGCATGTCAAAGCTAGTATCGCCTATTCCTGATCCATCATCAACTGCCGTATTGCATACTAGAATAGTGGTAATAGCATACTTTTTTCCAGACGGAACAGTTAATATGGTAGTATCTGTAGCGTTTATGGTTGAGTTTACTATTGCCATCTTCTTTCCTTAAAATATAATACTAAAAAGCAGAGCTTTATTTCTGCCTATAAGTTCGTCTTGCGTTCCTAAAGCGTTTCTAAAAAACACACCAGTGCCGCCGTCTCCTTCTGCTTTACCGTAAAGCAACACACCTTCACTAGGATCAGCAGTAGGATCAGTTTGTTCTGTTAGTTGTGCAACACTATCGACTTGCACAACTCCAGTGCCGCTACCTCTAATAATAACATCGCCGATTAAATCAAGATTGGTAATTATGTTATCATTTAATCTGATATTTCCTATTTCTACTCTATCATCATAAAATATAGCCGCTTCTGTACTATCAACAGTAATTACTGCTCTACTGTCTTCTAATGGTTCTATTTCTTGATCAAAAATTCTAACACTAGTGTTTGTAGTCAAATCATTATATGTAATTCTATCTTGATAGTTGTATTTGTGATAATCTCTTACATAATCAGTTAAAGTTTTTGCAGTAATTAAAGCATCTAAATCATAAGGTGTTCCAAGTTTATCCGGGTTACTAGCTATGTTTTGTATTTCACCAGCAACGTATGGAAATACTTGTTGATGATAATCAGCAGTACCTCTAACACTAACTATTCCTGTGCCTTCTGCTAAAAATATTAAATCGTTGTTGCCATTAGTTTTTATACCACTAGCATACAAAGTTTTAAGTTTATTTTGAGAATCTTTAAATATAAATGCGCCTGCATCTACATCAGGAAATGTAGCTAAATCTAATCCTGAATCACTTGGAACTATGTTTTTTAATTCTTCATCAAAGAGTATGCTTGCGTTAAAACCTCCAGAAGCTTCGCCTCTGTCGATAATTAAACCAGCTTGACGTGCGCCATCTGCTTCACTAACACCTGGACCTACTTCACCGTCGTTTAGTGTGATTGTTCTATCTCTAACAACAACTTCGTTAACTTCGGTCTGAGTAATATTACCTGTAACATTCAAGCTACCTGTAATGTTTACTTCTCCTAAATCTGCACCAGTGTCGATTGTAAACGTGGCGTTATCATTTAACTTAATCTTATAGGAATCGAGATCAAGTATTTCAACTCTTTGAGCCATTATCTAACTCCTTAGATTGCAGTCAAACGTAGTAATGATTCGGTTGAGTCGTCCTCAGCTGTCCATGTATAACGATTTCCGTTATAATCTACTGCTGTTCTGTTGAATAACTTTTTAATTGCAATAGCGCCGCCGCCATCTCCAATACCTATGATTTGGCATTCTAAATTTGCGTTTGGTTCTGAACCATCTGATGTTAATCTGCAAATTCTTGTAATTGTATCACCATCGTTTGAGCAGTTAAATTTATTTGTACCACGTTGTGATAAAATGTAACCTTCGATTAAATTTGAACCATCGTGGAATCTAATTGGAATATTAGCTGCTGCTCCACCTGTTGCTCCAAAGTATCTTTTATTTACTGGACGTCCCATTGTTTTTCTCCTTATGTTGACGTTCTAGGTCTACGCAGTGGGTACTGCATAAGTCCTCATCGTGAGGCTCTCCTCTTGACATAAGTATTTATCTTTTTAGTAAAAATGGGTTATAATGACCATAAAAAAAGGCCTGCAATTATGTTGCAGACCTTTCTCTATAATATTGATAGGTTGGACTAAGGATTACCAACAATCGCCTTTGTAGATCCTGTCTAATAAAGCGAAGCCTAGCATCGGATAGTTATTTCCAAAATACGCATCTTCATGTCTCCATGCTCATGCGCTGCCACTACAGCTACTAGCCAAGTTACTGCCTCTACTAAGCAGCGTTTCCTTGCACTATCTAACTTGGACCGTCGTCTTCGTTATGTACTTAATATAGCATATACAAAATAAAAGTCAACCTATTTTTGTAATTTCTTCTGCATATCTTCTACCTTTTTTTTCAATATATGTGTATTCAACTCTGTCACCTTCGTTAAATTCATAATTTATTGTTTCAAAGTAAACATCTTGACGTAATGTTTTCCATTGGTCAGGTAGTATTGTTCCATACTTTTTTCTTTTACTAAACTTTATAATTGTGCCAGTGTGTTCCATATCAACTCCAATACAATATACTTATCAAAAAAATAGGCCCCGTAGGGCCTATCTTGTTTTTTTATAATGTTTGCCTTAGCTGAATGATACGTTTGAAACGCTTACACGAGCTAGGTAATCAGCAGCATTGCCAAGTGACGATGCTGTGTTGTTTAGCTCAACATAACCGTAACGTGTCATGAAGCTTACTACTGGCTCGAATGATGTTGGATCTAGTACAACACCTGAGCTCATTAGTGGGATGTATGGGCAGTAGAACGCTGCTGCGTCTGATTCTGAAGAACCTTTGTAACCAATTAGTACATCTTTGCTGTCTGATGCATATGTGTTTACATATACTTTCATTGCGTTGTTCAATGTACCAACCATTTTTGTGTTTGTTGGTGCTTCAAATGTGCCTTCTGTTGTACGTGCAAACGCTGAAGTTGTTGCAGATTGTAGTACTGTTAGTGTGTGTGGTGACACAACTGCCCAGTTACCTGCGCCTCTGCGTGTACGCTGTGCGATTTTGTTTGATGCACGGTTGATCATAACTGCTAGAGCAGCATGTTCGTCACCAACAAATGTCGCTGTACCTGAAACAGCAGCTTGGTCAAACTGTACGTCTGATTCCGCTGAACCTGCTAGGCTATATAGTGACTCAAGAACTTCTTGGTCGATTTCAGCAGTAATCTCTTGTGCTAGTGCAGCCATGATTTCTGCTTCTACGTCGATACCATGCTGTGACTGAGCGTCCTGAGCTGCTTCAAATGTCCAGCGAGCTGACAATTTACGTGTCTTCGCTTCGACAGTTTGCTTCAAGATCTGGATGCTTAGACGGTTACCTGCGGTACCTTCCATAGCTGAAGTTGAGTTTGCTTTACCTCCATCTGAACCAGCTTCGTCACCTGAGTAACCGATAGCTAGTTTAAATGGGCTTAGTGCCTCTTCGCCTGCTGTTGCGTCATCAGCTGTGTCTGTATAACGAACGCGAAGTGTGTGAATCTGGCCAACTGGACCAGTCATTGGTTGTACACCAACAATCTCGTTTGCGATGACAGTTGGCATCACACGTCTGATTACTGGAAGAATAACACGGTTAAGTGTTGCGATATTACCGGCAGATGTAGCACCAGCAGTTGCAGTCTCCATCAAATACTTGCGAGTATTTTCAAGTGTTGAAGCCATTACTGCTTTCTTTGTGCCTTGTAGGCCTTCAAGAAGTGCTGTTTTAGTATCGTGCCAGCGACTTTCTAATAGTTCTGACATTGGTTTCTCCTTATTTATAGTCCAGCTAAACGCTTAAAGTCAACTAAATTGTCTTTTGCGTCTGCTGTCATGTCATTTGTTTGTGTTTCTACACGGTTGCCTGTTACTTCTTTTGCCTCTGCCAATACTGCCTTCTTCTTTGCTGGAGATTTACCGTCAATTACTGCCGGTAGATACTTGTCAAACGATTCACGAAGTTTCTTCGTTTGTACAGATTCCAGTAAGTCCATCATAATACTTTTCTGATCCTTGTTTAAAGGAGCAGTTAGTTCACTAATAATGTCATTGCGAGCAATAGACTCGTTAATCATTTTGATTTTCTTGTCTTGTGCTTCTGCAAGTTTGATTGCTTTCGCCGCTGCTTCACGTGCTTCTGCTACTTGTTTTGTCTTAGCATCAACTACTTTTAATAGTTTAGATGTTTCTGATTTTTCATTTAGCAGACTGTGAGTGTATTCGTTAGCAAATGCTTCGAATATTTTGCGACCAAAGTCATTCTTACGTGCGCTATCGATATCTTCTTTTAGTGCTGTAATCTCTTTTGTGAGACCTTTAGCAACTGTTTCTGATACCAATGTTGCACTTTTCTTGATAAAGTCTGACTTAACTTTATCTAGTTGAGCTTTGCCTTCACGTACAAGACGTACTTTTGTTTCAGCAAGATCTTTTTTATCTTCGTAAAACTCTGCAAGTTCTTTTGCAAGTGACTCTACTACAAACTCTTCCATAGCAACAAATTTGTCAGCCATAGCTTTTTGATCTGAGTGTAGTTCCGTTACTTCTTTTTTCAACGATTCTAATACAAAATCTTTTAACAAGTTTGCATTTTCACGTTGAGCAACTGCAAATTTAGCTTTTGCCTCAGCAAGTTGCTTACGATCTTCTTGGAATTCTGCAATTTCTTCACTTAGTTTTTCAGTAACTAGTGCGTCAATTGCTTCTACCATAGTTTGCTTGTCATGTTCATATTTGCCAGCAAACTCTTCACGTAGTTCAGCAGTAACAGCAAGGCGATTTTCTTTCACCTTAGCGTTCCAAGCCTCTTCAAGTTCTGTACGAACTTCTTCCGAAATAGCAGTGTTTTCAAAGAGTGATTTCAGTGCATCATTCATTTTTTTCTCCTTGGTCACTGGAGTTTGTCTATTATGTTTAATAGACTCTCTTTTATATATTGTTGTGCCTTTTTGTCGCCTTGTACTTCCCTAGCTGTATGGAACGCCTTCAAACCACCATTGGTATTCATTAGGTGTTCATATATTGGTGTTGGATAAGCACCGGGGGCGCTAGGCTGAGCCACAACGTCCACGGTGATTATTTCGAAATCAGTTACTTCTCCTGATCCGTCTTCTTTTACATTGCCTGAACCCCTTGATGAAACACCTAGTTTAACGCTGCTTTCGAGCATTGTTTTTACCAGTTGTCCCATTGGAGTAGGCAAGATTTTTAACTTGCCATAACCGTTTGGTCCATCCATCCACATTTCTGAGATCATATGGCTTACACGGTCCAAGTTAATGTTAAGTCCGTCTGGATGATCTACTTCACCTAACACGGAGTAGCCACCACTAATTTGTTCGTTGAGTGTGGTGACAGCCCTGCCAATCTCGTTAACGGGATAAACACGCTGATTTGCGTTGCGTACTCCGCCTTGAATGCAAATACCTTTCATGTAAAGGTCTTTACCATCGTTAGCAGACTCAACAACAATCCTAGCCTGGTCGAAACTCAAATGTTCATTTAGTAAATTCATCAGTCAGTCCTTAATCAGTTTAGCTGCCAATAGTTGATTTTTTATTAGCTGCATCGCCGGCTGCTTTAGCTGCTGGTGCTGATTTAATGTCAGCTGCTTTACCACCTGGAACGTTCACGTTACCCATGTCGTCCTCTTTTGGTGCTGCTGCTTTGCCGCCTGCTTCATCTTTTGATCCTGCTGCGATATTTGCTGATGTACCACCCATATCATTTTTACTTGCTACAGCTGATTTTGTACCGTTAGTACCTGTATCGCCCATTTTTGGTGACACTGTGTCAACATATTCACGCATTACTTCGCCTGCTGATTTTGGTGCTTTTGACTCTTCTACTTCGTCATCAGTTGCTTCTTCAACTTCTTCGTCTTCAAAAGCAATTGCTTCTTCTTCAGCTTCTTCGTCGTCGTCACCTTCTTCTGAATCCATGTCCATTGGCATTTCATCATCTGCAGGTGCTTCGTCGTCGCCATCTGCCATCATTGCATCAAATTCTGCTTTTAGTTCGTCTAGCATGTCTTCAATGTCTGTTAAACGATCTTCTACATCGCCTTCACCTTCGTCGTCCATGCCCATTTCTGGCTCGTCGCCCATTTCTGGCTCATCGCCCATGTCTGGCATTTCAATGTCACCCATCATGTCATCAACTGGGTCTGCTTCTGCTACGTCACCATCAAAGAAGCTTTCGTCTACTTCTTCGTCTGCTTCGTCTAATTCTTCTTCTGATTCGTCAACTTCTTCATCGGTTGCTTCGTCTAGGTCTTCGTCATCTGACTCATCTAGATCTTCATCAGTTGCTTCATCTACTTCTTCGTCAGTTGTTTCTTCAACTTCTTCATCTTCAAGTAGTGATTCATAAATGTCACGTGATTTTTCTACCACGATTTCGTGAAAAAGCTCTTCCGCACCTGCTTTGTCTTCATTGACAAGGCGCTCAAGCATTTCTTCAAACTTATTGCGTTCAGTCATGTTATTCTCCTTTAAATTTACAAGGCTGTCTATTATATTTACACTTTATTTAAAATATACGCTTAAAATGGGGCAAAAACACGCCGTTTTTATACGGGAAGTGCTTTTAGGCTGAATTTTTGCACAAATTCAGGTATAGTTTGATGATATAAGTTTTGTAAATCTTTTAATTGATCAGGTACAAAACCTCTATTGTTTTCAGTTATCCTAATGTATTTAGTTCTTGGATTGGTGTTTATTGTCATAGTAGTTTGCCGTACCCAATTACCATAATAAGTTGCTCTTTCGTCTGATCTTTTATAATTTTTTGTGTCTGCAAATAAATTGTTTACTTTATTATTATCTTCACCTACTCCTAAAAAATCAAATCCTAATATGTAAATGGTTTTAAATTTATGTGTACTAGCAAGCCATAATGCTGTAGGACCACTACTCCATCCTTTGTTAGGATTGAGTAAATTTAACCCTTCTACAGATTGGCTGTACTTGTTTGGATTAGTATATACTTTATGATGCCTATGATAGCCGTTATCTGCTATTTCCATAATCATTTTAGTATCTACAGCTACTAAATGATCAACCGCACATTCTCTATAAACTGCATTACAAGCATATACAGTTCCTTGATCTTTTAATTGAGGTATTGATATTTGTTTTCTACTTGTGCCATTGCCAAGCACAAAGGCTATCTCAGACATTAAATTCCAGCGGCTGCTGCTTGTGCTGCAATACCGTACATTTGTTTCACAAAGTTCAAGTCTTCTGCTTGTTCTTTGCGTTTCATATCGCTTGCTTTACGCACTTTATTAATGTCTTTTAAAGTGAGCTTTGCTTTTCTGTTATCAGACATTTTCAAAACGCTCATGTCATCTTGAGCATTGTACCTATCATTTTCTGTAGGTTCAAGTGTGTCGTCATCAAAATAAAACAATTCTCTTAGTATCATGTTATTATTTACCTTTTTAAATTGTTTGATCTGTAGCAGGTTCTTCAGCGCCTAATGCTCCTAAGTCTGCGCCTGTGGCAGTATCAGGTGGTGTATCTTCGCCGCCGTCGATGCCGCCTAAGTCATCATCTAATCCTGTTTCTAAACCACCAAAGTCTCCGCCTAAGTCGCCTCCAGTAACACCTGCGCTACGCATTTCTGCACTTCCTTCAGCATCCGTTGGCATTAAGTTTTCATCGTTTTCTTCACGCCATAGACGTTCGTTTTCGGCAATTTCTTCTTTGCTCATACCTAAGAATCTACTCATTGCAAATCTATTTGAAATATACGGAATAGCAGCCATTTGTGTAAATGTACCTATTCTGTTGTTATCAAGTTCAGCTTGTCTATAACTTGCAAAGTTTTGTGGTGGAGTTAGTTTTAAGTCAAACATTGCAAAGTCAACGTTTGCACCTTTACTGTTTAAATATAATTTAAATTCTTGGTTAAAAA